TTGACCATGCTTGTCTCGCCGTCCTCGCCAATCACCCGCGCAATGCGCTGGGTGTCGTAGATTTTGGGGATCAGGTCAATCAGTTGGCGTGTCAGGTAGCGCACACCACGGGCCAGGTTGTCACCATAGTGGTAAGTCCCAACATCGCCTTCGCGCTGCCGCGCAAGGATAGCCTTGCCGCTGCGCTCGTTGGATGTCATGCCCAAAGATGCGTTGTACTGACCAGTAGACGATTTAATGTCCTCAGAAGCACCAGCTTTAGCCTGCAACAGACCGCTGGACGCCATCGGCGGCTGCGCACGCTGGGGCAACGGCAAGATGGAACCCTGGCCATCGGTTACATCAGGGTTTACCTCCAAATACGGCCAGTTGGTCGTATTGGCTGTTTTCCACTGGTTTTCATAGCCCTCAAACTGGCCACCGTACCCAATAAATGGTGCTTTAGGTGCCAGCGCCAGCATTTCTGCCTCTTGAGATACCCAATAGTTGTACATCCGCTGGGCATCCTTGGCGTTACGCACTAGGCCAGAGACATACAGGCGGCCGTCAACCTCAAATTCATTGCCAACAATGCGCACAACGGGGATATATTTGCCCGCCCACTCGCGTTCTTCAAGGATTTCGTACCCGTTAATCTTGCAATACTTGATCCGTGGCCGGTCAGACTGGCGCGACTTCTTGGGCTTGCCGTAAATGGCCCGCAATTGCTTGTCTTCGGGGGTTCCGTTAAACGCCGTGGCGTTGCCAGGGTACAAATTGAGCGTGCCCTTGTCGTAATCAACGTAATAGTAGTCAGCAATGCGGATCGTGTCCTCATTGAGCCATTGCGACAGGTTTTGGTCGCCTACACCCAAAGATTGCAGCGTTGTAATGGGAGCCGAATTGGGGTACATCCGCACATAATCGGCTTTAGAAATGTCCTCGGTGATAAAACACCACTTGGCATCTGAGCCGCAGGGGTCTTGGATGGTTGGATCCATGTAAACCGAGAAACTGTTGCGAATCCGGCCAATTTTGATGTCTTGGTCAAAAGTATTGTCGTCGCAATACTCGGTCAGGAGGCGGATGTAGCCTTCGCCGTAGGAGACTTGGTTTTCGCAGGCGGTGTCGTAAGCAACATCTGCGTCCGAGATGTATTCAATATGCCTGACCATGCCGTTAAATACTTCGGCGACTTCGACGTCGGCGTTGTCATCGGCTGGAATAACCTTGCCAGTTGGCCTGTTTTGACGTTGGTCATTGGTCACTTGCCGGACGTGCTGCGGCAGTTTGTTGATGGTCAAGCATGGGCGGGCGTTGATCGTCTGGCCTTGCACCGCCCCGCGAGTGGCCAATACATCAGCAGGCCATTGCCACTGGTTATCTGGGCTACCGGCGTAAAACCGCAAGTCATCAATCTCATCCTCACGGCTTTCGGACAATGCCGAGATCGCCATGTCCAATCGGCTGCGGGCGGTAGCCAAGATGTTGGAGGTGCTGTCCTTCTGACCGCCTCCATTGGCTACCGCACCGGCGGCTGCTATGCCTGTGTAATCAGCCATGTCATTTCTTTTTAGTTGGGGCTGGCTTGGGAGCCTCGCGCTTAACAGAATACGCAATAGCCACGGCTTGCTTTACAGGCTTGCCAGCAGCCACCTCGGCCTTCACGTTCTTGCGAAAAGCCTCTGGTGATTTTGACTTAACTAAAGGCATATTAAGACCCCATCCATGAATTATGTACCGCGCTGCCTTGGGAGTTGACGCGGCGTGTCGGCTCAGTATACTCGCGGTGGGCCACGGGAAAAGCAAACGTCACGCAAATAGCGTCCGCTGCGTCTGGTGATGCAAGGCCCCGCGATTTCATATCTTTCTTGCTCTCCAAGAAAATTGTTCCACGTGAATCAGGCTTCATCTTAGGTGAAATCAAGTCCGTCTTCAAGAACCTGTCGGTCGGAATACTAGCAGATTTCAGCCACTCCCGCATCTCGCCCCACATCTGGGCGCGCATATTTCCGTACATTATCGGGTTTTTCGCCTTGTTTCCGAAGTTTATACCCTTGATTTTGTACCGCTGCTCCTTGAGCCGATCCACGATCCCAGCGCCTAGGCCGCCCTCGTCGATCACCACCAGCGTCGGTTTGTACTCCTCTATGGCCTCAATGACGTGCCCGACCACTGTCATAGTGTCGTCGCCCCGGTGCCGCGCTATGTTCACGATGTCGCGCCCTTGGCGCACGGCGATGACCGTGGCGTCGGCGCCGTAGCGCGCCGGGTCGACCCCGATGATGATCGGCGCCGACAGGTCTTTGTACCGCTCCCGCTTCATGGCCTCGTCCACCACGTCCGCTGGAATGAACTGGTCGTCCCCCGCGCTGGGGAACATACCGTAGACCTCAACGTGCGCTTGGCTGCTGTCGCTGCCGTACTCCTGGATGATCCGCTCGTAGACCTGTTTGTCGGTGCCCTCGACCGTGCGGGCGTCCACCACTTTGGTTTTCCAGAACTCCCGCTTGGAGTTGAACGCCTCGTAGAAGTACCCCGTGTTGCGGCGCGGATTGGAGAACGCCAGCCAGAACCTGTTGGGCGTGTTTTCCGTGAAGAACCCGCTGGTCACCGCCCAGATCGCGTCGGCGATGCCGCTGGCCTCGTCGAAGATCACCAGCACCCCGTCGTAGTTATGCACCCCGGCGTAGGCGTCTGGGTTCTCCTCCGACCACAGCCGCCCTTCGACGCCCCAGTAGCGCGTTCCTTTCTTGAGGTCCCGCTCGACCAGTTCAGTCAGCCACTTGGCGGGCATCAGCCTGGTGGCGCTGACCTCAAACCAGTGCGAGTTGAGCGACATCGCCAGCCACTTGGTGATCTCGGCCCATGTGATACTGCGCAGTTGGCTCTCCGAGTTGGCCGAGATGATGGTCGTCGAGCCGATGCGGGTGGTCAGCATCCAGATCGTGATCCAACTGACCAGGGCCGACTTGCCAATACCGCGCCCTGACGAGATTGCCGCTTGCAGCACGTTGAAATCCAGTAGCCCCTTGTTCTGTTCGATGTGGTCGGCGATGTCTTGCAGCACCTCGCGCTGCCACTTGCGTGGCCCCTTGAAGTGTTCCAGCGGTGTGCCCTTGACGCCCCACGGGAACGTGAGCATCACAAAGTTCAGCGGGTTGTCCTTGATGCGCGGCGTCCACAGACGCGCCATCAGTTCCTGTTCGTCTTCAGCGCTGTATTTGGTGGACTGCATCGACAACCTCAATTACGCGCAACTCGGCTTCTTGAAGCGCCTGGGTGATAGAAATGCGCTGGTCAATGTCCACCGAGATGGACTGTTTGGCCACCCAGCCGTGTTGGTGTTTGAGGATTTCGAGCGCTGCCTTGGCGTCGCCTTCTTGGGCGGCTTTATGCAATATTTGCGCCATCTCGCGTTCGCCGTCCGCTTTGCCTTTGATTGCGGCCATCTCAGCCAGTGGGTCAAATTGGCACAAATGGCGGTACTCGTCAGGTCGCATACCAGAAGCAAGCGCCAGCGTGTCGCCTTTAAGCCCCAGCTTACCGGCGTCGTAGATTGCTTGCAAGCGCGACTCAGTGGCCTTGACATGGCGGACTGTAAGCGGCAGTGACTTGAACATCTGTTCTCCTTCGCCTGGTGGCGTGTGCTGTGAGTTTATACCAAAAAAAAATTTGGCTGTGAGCCCTCCGTCAACGTTGGCCCTTCCGCTCGGCCCTACCCGGGTGGCCTCGAACAAAAAGCGATCGGGCACCAGGCAGGCAGGCCGATGGCCAGGCAGGCAGGCAGGCCGATAGCCAGGCAGGCCGTTGGCCAGGCAGGCAGGCAGGCCGATGGCCGGGCAGGCCGTTGGCCAGGCAGGCAGGCAGGCCGATGGCCAGGCAGGCCGTTGGCCGGGCAGGCCGTTGGCCAGGCAGGCGGGCAGGCCGATGGCCAGGCAGGCCGTTGGCTATGTTGGCTATGCCAACCCGATCGGCGCGCAGGCCGATGGCCATCGGGCCATGTAGGCTATGTAGGCTATCAAAATCAAATAGCCAACATGGCCAACATCATGCGCCGATGTGGCGCGCAGCATTTTGCGTGAATCATGGGGCTGGCGGCTTGCGCCAGTTTGCGCCAACCCGTGCGCGGGCAGTTGTAGGCTATGTAGGCACTTTAGACAGCCAATTTAAATCGCTCCAGCACTTTCACATACATTTCACATTATGAAATATACAATTAATTCCTAAACATATATAAATCAAACAGCCAATACTGCCAACTAAGAGTCAAAAGCCCCGGATTCGCAGCGCCAACAATCCACCAACAAAACGCCAACAAAACAGCCAATGCATACAATTCTATAAATTGATACCCTTGACAATGCAAGGAAACCCCTTACAATACAAGCGTGGCAACATTACCACGCAATAAAGTAAAGGCAAACATCATGCAAGTGCACCTATCCCCAAAATCCGCCAATGTCAAAACCGGGCCAATTCCAGTATCCACCACAGAGCGCGACAGCTGCCCGGCAGACTGCGCCATGCGCGCAGAATGCTACGCGGCCAGCGGGCCATTAGCGTTACATTGGGCGGCCGTCTCCAACGGCACGCGTGGCACGTCGTGGGGCCAATTCACCCAGGCGATCGCAGCGCTGCCCGATGGCCAATTGTGGCGCCACAATCAAGCCGGGGATCTGCCCCAAGTTGACGGAACGATCGATGCTGTGAAGCTTGGCCAATTGGTCGCGGCCAATGCTGGCCGCCGGGGCTTTACGTACAGCCACCACCGCGACGCGGCCAGCATCGCATGGATCCGCCACGCCAATGCTTGGGGCTTTACTGTCAATCTGTCCGCTAATGATTTGGCCGATGCCGATTATTTGGCCGATCAAAATGCCGGCCCGGTGGTGGTGGTGGTGCCCAGCACACAAACCACAAACACTACGACGCCAGCGGGCCGGCCGGTCGTTATTTGCCCGGCCACACAACGCGACGATGTATCCTGCGCGACGTGCCAATTGTGCCAGCGTCAGCGGGCGGCCATTGTGGCATTCCCTGCGCATGGCTCGCGCCATCGCGTGATCAATCTGCGCCTGGCCGCCTAGGGTTATCTGTAAACGCTGCGCGCCAGCGTTTACGGGCTAATCCTGGCCGGAAACTAAACGAGAGTAAACCTATGAAACCTGGACAATATATCCATATCTCACTATATGGCCGCCTTGAGCGTGTGCTAATCCTGGCCATACATCGCGCAGGCACCATTGACGTACAGCGACGCGATGGCCAATGCTACCGGGTGAGCGGCCTATGATTCACCCTTTATTCGCTGAAATACTGCGCCCCTATGCACCACCACCGGCGCCAGTGCAGTTCACGAACGAACAAATCGACCGGGCCATGATGGCCGATAAACTGACCCATGATGCGCGCCAGGTGGCGCGCGCTATAACCCTGGAGCATCGCTATGCAGACCCTAAAAATTAAATCGACCACCTATAAACTGACATCCCTGGAGCGCGTGCTAGCGGTCCAAACCCTGGCCAGCAAAATCACGGGTAAGCATAAGCCGGTCCGACCGAAGGCGCCCCGGCGCGCCTACCCTAAGTGGGGCGCCAGTCTATCGACCAGCGACTATGTGCGCGACTACTATGCAATGAACAATCTAGGGGACGCCAAGCACTTTGCGCCGCTAACGACGCACATTAGCGTGCCCCAGGGCGCCGATAGCGTGGAGGTGGAGGCATGACCCGGCAGCACTACACCCAGGCGCCACCGGCGCGCCCCATCGCAGGCGCGGCCCTGGCCGTGGCCATCGGCTTGGCCCTGGCCGTTCTATTAGTGGGGTATTTATGATTGACCAAGATTTTGAAGAGGCGCATTACATCGCGCGGATAAACCATTTGGAGGACGTACTGCGCGCCCTGCTTGACGACGACAATGAAAAAACCCGCGACGATGCGACGCGGGCTTTGTGCTCATAATCCTGGCGGCCCTGGTGGCCGCGATCCTGGCGATTTTGCTTGATCTAGACTAAGCCCCTTCGGGGGCTTTTTCTATGGCCCTGCGCAACTCTGAGCGCGTGCTATGCGCCAGTTCAGGCGCGCAAAAAATATGCTTCTTGGTTTGGTACTCGCGAGACGCTAAGCGCCCCATATCATGCCATCCGGCCTCTTTGAGCGCGTGCAGCAGCGCAGCAGGCACAATGCGCACGCCTTGGGGTGCATATAGCTGCAATTCGTCGCAAAGCGCGTAAAAGGGCGCGCCGACCACGCCAGCGCTGAACGCCCGCGACCTGGAGCGGATCAGGTTAACTAGGAATGACTCTGCTCCGCTCATCCCATGTTCGACCATGATCGCTTTGGCCTCTGTGAATGGGGGCGTAGCGTTAGGGTTGAAGGCCGACACGTCTCTGGTGTGCAGGTAATGCGCGACCGCCTCAAAACCGCTACGCATCGTGTACCAGTTCCACATCCGCAGCGCGTCTGCTTCGGGCATCTTGGTCGCCTCTGACCATAGGACAAACCAACGGCGGTCTTCGCTGGGCAACGATATGGCGACCCGCTCATTGGAGAACGCAACCACAAACACGCGGTTGAGCGCCTGATAGGGGTGCAAGCCCTTACGGTTGACTGTCAGCAACTCTGGGGGCGCGGCGATGATGGGCTTTAGGATGTTCTCCAATGCGCGCCGGTCTTTGGCCTCTGGCTGGCGCAACTCTTGGATTTCCATTACTTCGCACTCAAGCGCATAGCCCCATTGGCTGGTAAGGTCTTCGTTCTTGACCAGCGAGCAATTGAGTTTGGCCTTGCCGCCTATGGCCCAAAAGAACGGCGCAAAGAGGGTGTCCTTGCCCGACCCGTGGTTGCCGCCCATGAGGACGGCATGGTTGATCTTGTGGCTGGGGAACTGCACTTTATGGGCCAAAACGTTCAAGAGGTGTTCGCGCTCGAAGTCAATCGGCACCATGCGCTCGACATGGCGCAGCCACGGCGATGCGTCACCGGCCACGGGCGCCGGGCGGGCATCGCGCCAGCGGTTGCCGTAGACCAGCCCCTCACGCGACACCAGCACCGACTCGCCCGCCGCGTAAGTGATGCCGACCAGCGCCCTGGCGCCCTTGTCTTGGCGGTGTTCGTCGAACGCGACCGACGCCTCGACCTTGGGATGTTTGCCGTGGCGGGACACGCAACTGATATGGCGAAACATAGCGTTGAAGGTCTTGCGCATCAGTTCGCGCCGGTCTTGCATATCAAAATAGGAGTCGTCGTCTTGGATATACGCAAACCGCTCAAACCAGCCGCTCATCTCCACGCGGCCTAACTCGCGCCGCTCGACCTCGGCGATGACCGCAGCGGCCTCGTCGGGGTACTCTACATTGGGGGTCAGCTTGGCGAGGGTGTTCTCCATTACGGCAGCCAGCAACTCGTCGCGCAGGCCGTGGGCTCGCTTGGGACCGCCCTGCTCCTCGACCCACGCCAAGTAAGCCACGCTGTCCAACTCGGAGCAATGTTCGTGCAGGCAGCAGTAAGCGCGGCTTACGGGGTTGTATCGGCCCATCGGGTTGCCGTCTGAATGCTCGCCACTGTTGGGGCACACGACGCCCCACCAGCCGCTTGAATTGCCCTTCTCCAGCAGGTCGCCACGTGCAGCAGCCCACGCCAGCACATCGTCGCCGCCGTCGTCTGTGAGACGTATGGGGCGCATCGTAGCGGTGTCGGCGGGGTTGGGCGTCACGCCCAGCGCCTCGCATATTTGGGGCAGGGAGAACTCACGCTCGGGGTGAAACTCAACGAGGCGGGAGGCGAAGTCCTCGCGGCCTGGTTTGAGGTTGACCGAGCCGGGCAGTCGAAAGTTGCGCACGGGGTTGATGGCCCCGCCGTCGGTGTAGCCCGCCTCGGCAATGGCCACGATGGCGGCGCTGAAGTCGGCCTTCAGGGGCTGGTCGTCCAGCGCGAAGGTGTAGCCATACTGGTAATTGTTGGGGCTGGTCTCCATGATCCACGTTGGGGCAACGGGCGGCTCTTTGGCCTTGGTTCCTACGTCGTCCAGCACAAGGAAGGCGACCCGCTCGCAGTTGTCAGCACGAGCAGAGGCGCGGCCTTGGTCGAATCGGTCGATGATGAAGCAGCCGGTGTTGGCGTACCACGCCTGGTCGGGTTTCCATCTCTTAGGCAGGTAGGCGGGCCAAGTGCATTTGATGGCGCCATCGGCATGGTATTGCAAGGCGCCGTCGGCCAGTATGGGTTTTTGGCGCACGAACAAAATGACCTCGCCCTCAGGCGCCACGTCTTCGAGATACTTTAAGAAACTCATTTTCCATACCTTTCCATAATTGATACTTCGGCATCTAGGGGTAAACCCTTGGCCCAGTCGGGCGGGGTACACATGACCGAGCGCAAGGCGTCGGGGTTGGGCGTACTGGTTTCGATCACGATCTCGTCGTGGACGTGCAGCACCACGTCGTCAAGCTGGCGCAGCGAATGGCGCAGCAGGTCATTGGCCACGGCCTGGGTGATGTTCTCGCAGGCCAGCCCCTTCCAC